CTCTTTACAGACTAGCACTTGCCACGGCAGGGTTTCAAACATTCATGCAAGAGATGCGTGAGTGGGGATGTGATGAGACACAAGACGGGGTAAAATGGGTTGATGCCGATTACTCCGAAGTTCAAAGCATGTTCAATGAGATGAAAGCTACCACTGATTTGGACTACTGGAAGTCAGCACTAGTACAGTTATAGAACTGTCCACCAAATCCCCCACAGTGGGGATTTTTTGCTATAATTAATTTGTTCAGTCAATTTTCCCTCATGACAAACCAAGCATTTTTGACCATCAACGGCAAAGATTACTCTCACAAAGAAATCAATTTCATCAGAGAGTTTTTTACAGACGATCAGTGGGATGTAATTGATTCCGCGCTCAGTGAGTATCAAGATCATGATGAGTCTTATGAGATAGTCCATGAAACATTGGACGTAATGGGTCAAGTTTTCAGAGGTGCCTACTAAATGAACAGTCTCAAAGAGTTTGTTGACTACGTGGCATCTTTCTATCTACCTAGTCACCCTGAAGTGTTATACCCTATACAGGGACTAACAGAACAGAAAATCTATGATGCTTTCTACGTTTATAAGCATAGACTGTTGAAAGCAG